GGTTAACTACGTAGACACTCAAGGTGCCATTTGCGAACGGTAAAATCGATGCAGGTTGGTTTGTTCTGGGCTGGGACAATATACCTACGTTCATGTCAGGAACAGGCAAATAGTCTTTGCTTTGACCCCAACCTATTTTCAAAGTAGCTTCGGTAGACTCAGAGATGTCAAGCAACATAGAGTAGTTCACGTTATAAGCCGAAGGATCCGTTACAAAGTCCGGATCCCACACTATTCGCAACCTACCTCTGTGGTAAGCTGAACTTACCACTTGCAACCTGACTTCAATTGAGCCCTTCCAATACGTAAAAGGTAGTGACACCCAACTCATTGGAGCCACATGGTGTTCTACTCCGTTTAAAATCCTGCCTGCCACCGGAGTGACGGCGAAGCTGTACAAGTGCGCATCTGGGGATTTGGTGTCGTTCCAAGTGAAAGTGTCAATGTACGACTCTCTCATGGCTAATGGAACCAACGCCATTTCGTCGTGGGGTGCCAAACCCACGACCCTGGGGTCGATGGTCAATTCTTTCTTGGCTGAAAGAGCACAGGTGACACTAGTATCTGGAAAATCAGTGACTGAAGACTCTCCGAAAAACCTCATTAAATTTCCCGAAGTTGGAATCATCCGGGGTCTGGAATACCCGAACATTATGGCTACGTCACTGACGGTCTGAGATATCATGTTTGTTGCTTTCATAAACTTGCCTATGACAGGCGTGTCTGCTAGTCTTTTGCTGATGCTGGCGATCGTGCTTGCAGGCATGGATACCATACCATACTCACCTTGTGGTTGCAAATTGGGTGGAGTTCTGGACGTCGGGGTGTTTAACTCTACATCACTGGCGTATGCAAAAACAGTCATAGTAATCGGTTCTGTGCCGCCATTCGCGTGACCTAGAGCGTTTATAGACGTGATTACCATCTGCCCCATCTTCCTCCATTCCTGGGTGGGAATGTCTAAAAAGGGCTTTGGAAAAATAAATGGCAACTCGATCTCTCCACCCTCACTTTTGCACGGGTCTAAGTACACGTGTGGCCTCTGGGAAGCTTCCACTATATCCACTATAGTGGTTTGTCTCAGAGTGGTAATTTGATCTGATCTGTGCAACGGAGTGTAACTCATGATGCCCCTGCCATAATAAAAAGGGTTACCATTAATTAACACTTGCACATTCAATTTCATCTTCAGGTTTTTAAAATGCGCTAACCTGTTCACAACTCTCG